GGCTGGCTCCAGCAACGGTTGGCGTAGGCGCACATGCGGCACTCAAAGTGATCGCGATCGCGGGCAAGCCGCGGGAGAAGCTCGCCAGCATCGGTCGCGCGCAGAATCCTCACCGCCCGGTCGCTCATGCGCTGCGCAAGCTCGGCATTGAACGGCACCAGCTCATGGTGGAGTTCGGCCGTGTCCTTGTTGATGGCGGTGAACAGTGCCGGGTTCGATGCCAGGCCCGGAACGCTCGCATCCATGTAGGCCTGATAGAGCGCGATCTGGGCGGCATAGATGGGCTTGGCGAGGACAACGCCACTCTTCACCGTTTCGCGCCAGTTCTTCGCGTTCATCGTCTTGCATTCCCAAAGCGCGGGAACGCCGAGCCTCAGCGCCTCGGGCGCAGCGGCGACGATGCCGTCGACATGGCCACGGATGCGACCGCCGGCCACCGAGAAGCCGAACTGCTCACCGTCGGGGTCATTACCCTTGCGGGTGTAGAGATCGATGCCCGCAGCACGGAGCCACTGGATGGCGAGGTCCTCGAGCACGTGACCGATGGCGAAGATACGCAACGTACGGCCAGAGAAATCCGCGCCCTCGTCCTTCGGCGCGCCGGCAAACTCGAACTGCAAAGCGCGCTCGCAGGCGTGGCCTACACGGGAGCCACCGAGATATTCGCGACGCGGGCGGCTCGCATTGTCAGAGACAAGTGCCGCATCCACGGCGCTGTTCAGCACTTCCGCGAACTCTGGCTTGTGGTTGTAATCCAGCGTCAAAACGGCACCTCCGGTGAATGCTTGTTGGCGGCGGCGATGTCGCGCATCGCGTCCTGGAAGCCGCCCACTGCGACTTCGATGAGGGTGAGGACCTGGGGCTCGGTGAGATCGGCGAAGCGTACGTGCCAGCCGATCTCCTGCATGAGCTCGGACACACCCTTCACGGCTGTGGCAATGGCGGTCCTCTCTTCGTCGGTGAGGTCAACCATGGCGGAAGACCTCCGAGCCCGCTGCCAGAAGAAGGTCTGGCAGGCGATGGAGCAGAACCACACAGACGGCCGCGGCCGGCTCACACGCTCCGGCTCGCTCCAACCAAAGCCACGCGCCGGTTGACGGCATACGGCGCAAAGCGTGAAGCGCGGCTGCCAGCAGAGCCAGCGCTCGGGCGCCGGTGTGGGGGAACTGGTCATGGCCCACCCACATCACGCGGCCACCGCGAGGCTGGCGCCCTTGGCGGCATTGATGCACGAGCGGATGGTCGGAAGGTTGAACTTCAGGCTCAGCATGGCCGAGGCCTGGTAGCGGGTCAGGCTGTAGTCCATCCGGCAGGCGGGAGGCAGATAGGCCAGCTGCTTGGCCGTCGCTGTCTGGTTCAGCCACGCCTTGGTCTTGTGCGCCGCCTCGTCCGTCTCGTTGCTGTTGAGCCAGTCGTCGGCAGCAGCGAGGCACACGATGTTTTCGCCCACGCCCAGCAGGACGGCAGGTCGGTTTTTGGCTCCTCCGACCGCGTAGTAGCGGCCGTCCTCGTTGAAGACCCCGGCCCACGCCGTGAAGCCGGCCGCCATCATGACAGAGCCGTCACCATGGACGTCGACCCACGCGAAGCTGGAGCGCGCCAGAAGGTCGATTTCCGTCATGATGAAGTTACCGAGCACGTCCGGCCCACCGTCTTCGCGCTGGCTTTCCCAGACATGGCCGCACAGCGGGCACTCCATCACGGCGGCCGGGACCTCGGCCTCACAGGACGGGCACGTCTTGGTGGGAGCGTCGCCTGTCGCCTGGCGCCCGTCCAGATCCACCTCCTGCTCGAGCGAACCGTGGATAAGGCTGGAGGTGCCAAAGTCCAGAATGATGCAGTCGGTCTTCACGACACCGGGGTATTCCTCGGGGTTCACCGTCCTGAGGCCCCGGCCCACCATCTGGATCATGGTCGATTTGTAGGAAGACGGTCTCAGCAGCACGACGCAGGAAGTGGGCGGGTGGTCCCAGCCCTCGGTCAGCACCGCCACATTGGCGATGACGCAGATCTCGCCCTTGCCATAGGCGGCGAGCGTCGCCTTGCGCTCGGCCTCACTCATGTCGCCGTGAACAAGCCCTGCTCTCACCCCAGCCGCAGCGAAGGCATCTGTCCCATTGCGAGCGTGGTCGACGGTGGAGCAGAAGATGACGGTCTGACGGTCACCGGCCTTCTCCTTCCAGTTGGCGATCACCGCATCCGTGATGGGGGCCTTGTTCATGATGGCGTCGACTTCGTTCATGTCGAAGTCAGCGGCCACAAGGCGCACCTTGCTGAGGGCGTCCTGCACCCCAACGTCGATAACGAAGGTGCGGGGCTTCACCAAGTGCCCCGAGGCAATCAGCTCCGCGATGCGGATCTGGTCGGCGACATTGTCGAAGACCTCACGGAGACCCTTTTTATCGCCACGATTGGGTGTGGCGGTGACGCCGAAGATCTTCGCTGATGGGTTCAGCTGAAGTGTGCGGTCTATGATGCGGCGGTAGCTGTCGGCCACGGCATGGTGGGCCTCATCGATCACGAGGAGGTCCAGCTTCGGCATACTGTCGAGGTTGGCCTGCCGCGACAGGGTCGGGACCATGGCAAAAGTCGCCTGCCCCTCCCAGGACTTGCTCGTGGCATCCACCACAGAGGTGGCGATGCCGGGGTTCACACGGGAGAACTTCGCGCGATTCTGGTCCGTCAGCTCGTCGCGGTGGGCGACGATGCACGTCTTTGCATCGGTGTTCTTCAACAGCTCACCGGCTACTGCCGACAGCATTACGGTCTTGCCGGCTGCGGTCGGAGCGATACCCAGCGTATTGTTGCGGGTGCCGAGCGCAGACAGGCTGCGCTCGACGAAGAGTTTCTGGCGGGGGCGAAGCATCATGATGATGGCCTCACTTCGCCCAGGTGGGGCGAACGACGGCGGTCGGCGACGGGGCTGCCTGCTGGGGCTGTGCCGGGGCGTAGGCGGGCTGCGGCGCCGGACTGGCGTAGCCCCCCTGCTGGGCCGGCGCGGCGTAGGAGGTCGCTGGTGCCGCGCCGTAGGCCACGGGTGCGGCCACACCGCCCATCGCCGCGGCATAGTCCTTGTGGTCGCGCGTCACCGCCTGACGAATGTCGTTCTTGTCGTCACCATTGCTGTCCTTGCCGATGTCGATGCGGGCCACGAACTCCAGCCCGTCGAGATCGGCGAAGCCGGCAATGCGGCGGGCATTCTGCGCCTCCGGCGAGTTGTCCTTGTCCGAGAGGCCGCGCGCCGAATTGAGGATACCGCGCACCAGGCTCCGCCCCATGTTGGCCCAGCCGGGGCCCGTGGCGCTGTAGAGCCCGATCATCGACCACACCTTGCGCTTGGCGTAGGGGCCTTCGAGCACGGTGTATTCGACATCGAGATAGACGGAGCCGGTGGTGCCGCGGCGGGCATAGCCGCCGGTCCAGCCCTGGGACGGGTCATCGAAACCACCGGGACGGATGGTGAGGCGCACCTTGGCGATGGTGCTCTTGGGGATCAGGTTGGCGTTCTGCGTGGCGTCATTGAAATCGTTCCATGCGTTGTTCATGGGTGGTCTCCTGGATCAGATGTTGGATTTGGACGTGGAAGGGCCAGCGTCCGGCGCGATGGGCGCCGGGCGGCTGAAGACGAGGCGTTCGAGGGGAGAGCGGCCGGGCTCGCCGATCTTGGCGATGAGCCGGCCAAGATGGGCTTCCTCGATGAGATCGAGGCGGCCCGAGCGATCCTTGGCCGGATAGTTCCACTGATTGAGCGTCTGGCAGACGAAGACGCGGTGCAGGAAAGTCTGCTCGCCGCGGGTCTCTGCGACCTCGGTCATCGTCAGAACTTCATCGACGATGCCGGGAAGCTCCAGACCTGTCTTCGCGCCATCGATCTGCGGCACGTAGATCTTGCGATTGAAGTCATCGAGCTTCTCGTCAAGGATCCCGACGAAGAACACGTTCTTCAGGCGGGTGTGCTGAAGGTGGGTGATCCAGCCCATCATCTCCCGGCCGTGCAGGCCGTAGGCACCGCGGACATCGGGCTTTCCAGTCTTCTCCGAGAAGGCCTCGGGCTGTTCCTTGGCCCATTGGAAGCAAAGACGGCCCGCGACGGTGATCGAGTCGATGAACACTGTCTCGTAGCGGTCGAGCGCT